CAACCGCATCATCGTTAATGATACGGAATTGACGACCATGAATTACGATGCGTGTGCCCGCGTGCGGACGCACAAGAATGAAATCACCTTCCTTGCACCAAGGACCGCTTGGGAAGCGCTTCTCGTCCTTATAGCAATCTGGGCCGAGCTTTGCGGCATAGAGCACTGTGGCGAGCAGTTCTTCGTGGTGGATGGTGGCTTCGGTTTTGATGATGCCGCCCTCGGTGGTCTTCTCGATCTCAGGGATAGCGCACAGGATGCGATACCCAGAAGGCTCAGGAAGCTGCTTGGCCCGGTCTTCAAAAGCAAGCTCGGGGGCGGCACCTACCTTGGGGATAGGACGACCGGAGAGGTCAACGAGATCAGTCATCGTCGTTCTCCAGTCGCTGAGCAGTATCCACAAGGACGCTGGTTGCCATCATCAAACCACGGATGATTCCGCAGGCATATTTATAATCGCCATGATCCTTGGCACCGCCACGAGCGAGGTCGTCGCTCATGACCGTGATCTCTTCTTGGATTTTATCGGCGATGTGTTTTAAGACATCGTTCCTCATTCATTTTCCTTCGGTTGCTGTGTTGGAGAAACAGGGGTTTGAGCAGCTTGGAATTGCTCGCGGGCGACTTCAACACCCATGCGAAGTCCTTCCATCTGCTCCTTGGCGGACAGGTTTGACTGATCCGTTGCCATCTTGGCCCCCACTTGGAGGCCAGCGATTTCTTCTTGCGACTCGATACGAGCCATCTCAAGTTCGAGACGGTCGTTCTTTTCAGCCGCTTCAACCTGAAGCTTCTGCTTCTTGAGTTCGAGTTCGCCCTTCTTAATCTCAAGCTCTTGCATCTGCATCTGGATGATTGGGTCCTGCTGCATCTGCTGGTTCTGCTGCTGTTGAGCTTCGGCTTGGTTCTTCTGAAGCAACTGCGACGAGGCAGCGGCAGCGAGGCGAGACACGGCGAGTTCTGTGTCTTCGTTCATCTCAGCATTTGGCGGAGGCAGCGGCACACCGGCCTGCTCTTCGACCTGCTTACGATACTCGAAGGCCAAGTGTTCTGCTATATGTGCCTGCATAGCGGCCTGCATGGCCTGTGCGTTGGGGTTCTGACCCATAAGCTGCGCGACCTTAGGGTCTTGCATCGCGTTCATGTGCACCATGATATGGGCTTCGTGGTCTTGGTAGATAAACGCCTTGACCGGTTTGCCGTTGATAACGTCCATATTCTCGGACACAGGGTCACGCGGCTTCATCTCATCACCGTCCTTGAGCGGTACGAGCTTCTCTGCGTTCTTAATCCCAAGTACTTCGAGCATCTGGCGATGCAAGTAAGGCATGTCGTAAAGCTGCGGCGCACCTTGCGCCAACTGAAGCACAGCTTGGTACTGCACGATCTTCTGCGCCATAGTGGCAGCATTAGGGTCGCTGACAGGGATGACCGTGACCATGCTGTAGTCAGACTTCTTAGCCTTGCGACTACCTTCTTCCGGCTCATAGCTATACGTCTCTGGCGTATAATCGGCGATGATACCCTTGAGGAGTTTGAACTCCTGCTTCATCGAATAGTGGATGCGCGCCTGCACAGCCGACATGGTCTTGAGCGTGCGCTCAAGGATCGCCAGCGTGGTGCCGACAGGGGCTTGGCCCGACATGTCAGAGACCTGCAAATCAGCCGCAGAGGCGAACCGACGGCCTTCCTCTACGATGGTACCCAGAAGGCTATAAAGGACCTGTGACGGCTCCTTATAGGGCAACGGCATGATGTTATCACGCATCGTGCCCGAGGCTACGTCCACATCGCGCCATTCAGCAGGCGCAATCGGCGTATCGTCACCCTTGACCCTCAGACCCTTAGTTTTGAAGCCACCCGGGAGGTTAGATAGAGTACCAGCATCAACAAGCTGCCGAATAAGGCTGGTACCAGACTTAGCAAAAGCACCGACAAGGTGAATAAGGCCAAAAGCGTAGAAGCCAAAGCCCGGAACGTACGCATAATGTACGAAATGGTTGCGTTTGGCTTTAAGGTCATCCTCGGGGTCCCAGTTACGACGAATAGACAGGATTGTTTCAGTCGCCTTGTCGATGGTCACGACATAAGGGACAGCGATTTCGGCTTCAGCCTCGTCTTCCGCAAATTTGTCGTCTGGCAGCACCAAATCGACGTGCATCTCAAGGAGCTTGTAGCGGTCATCGGAAGTGGCTCGGAAGCCCATTTTCTCAGCAATAGCCTTCTCGATGTCGTCGAGCGTATCGACAGGCTCAGGCAGGTCTACATCACGGTAAAAGCCCGACGCTTGGAGCTTTTTAAGCTCATTCGGGGTCTTCCGCATCACATGGGTGACACGTCCAGCGACTTCCAAGCTAGACGCGCCATAAGGAACCACGACATCTTCTGCCGGGATATACATAGACGACTGACGACCGAGTGATGGGTCGTAATACACCTTCTTGAACGCGTTACCTGCGAGGCCCAACCCCCACAACATGCGCTCGTGCTCAGGGCGATACTCGACCATCACATCGGTCAACTGGTAATTCATGTCATCTTGAACGCGCTGCGCGGCATCGCGCTTCTCAGGCGTTTCTTTACCGATAATCTCCGTGCGTACCGGCCCTGCTGCCGGGAACGTCTCCATCATGGTCTCGGCTTGGAACTTTACGAGAGCTTCGGAAAGTAGGGGATGGTATACACCGCACGCACCGGGCCAAGGCTCAGTCCGGTCTTCGACCTTCATACCAAGCAGTTCGAGACCATCGACGTAGGTCTGTATCCAGTCCTTGCGGCTCGACAGGTCTTCCTCAAATTCACCGATCAGGTCGCCCGCAAGCTGCGTAAGTTGGCCTTCATCAAGGTCTTCGGCCAAGTTCTCGTTGAACTCGTCCTCTTCCGCCTCATCAGGGTCGATTTCGATCTCCATATCACCGGAACGGATGGTTACCTCCTCCGGGTCTTCAATCTCAATCTCGATATCAGGCTCTTGACCCATCATATCTTCAGGTGAAAGGCCAAGCGGCGCTTGGTTGAGGGCTTTGTCGATGTCCATTAATAATACCCCTGATTACGGTTTGACCTGAAATACTGGATTTCGTCCGGTTCGTCTAGCGTAGTAGTCACATAGCCCCCACGACGGAAGCGATGCATGGCCATAGACACCGTATCGACATAGTCATCGTGGCTACCGGCAGGAAATTCAGCAACTTCGTCAATCACTTCTTCGGCCCACCGAGTAGCAGGTGCCCACACTCTTCCGCTAGCGAAAAGGTCGGAGACCGCGTTTAGACGGCTAATTTTATCGTTGCCTCTGGTGGGAGTAAATTCCTGCACAGGAATACCCATGGCCCGCATCTCGTAGATCAAAGGCGCACCTGAAGCCTTTTTCTCGATTATCACGCTGTCCGGGTCCCATTCTCTCCACTCTTCAACGGCCACTTTCTTAAGCTCAGGGAACTCCATGCGATCCCTGAACGCATTCAGGAGGATGATGTTAGCTTGATCGACGCCATTATCGTCTGGTTGATAAAATACGCCCCATGTCGTGCACGCTGAAAAGTCGGCACGCTGCGTTTTCTCGAAGGCCGTATCCCATGCTTGTAGGATAAAGTCGCATTGAGGCGGGTTGTCGCCCTCCCACTCCTGCCACCACTCGCGCTTGACGATAGCAGCCGACTCGGAGATGGGGTTCTGCTGATACTGCGCCATCCACTTGCTGTTAGGGACGTCGCGCTTAACCTTCTCAAGCTCTTCAAGCTGCCAAAACTCAGGCCACAGCGGCTTCTCCGAAGGGAGAATTGCTGGAAATTCAATGACTTCCCACTCATCAAGGCTGTCGTTTGCAGCCGCATCTTTGAGTATCTGCCCGGTCAGGTCTCTTTTAGACCAACGTGTCATCACGACGACGATGGCACCACCGGGCTGGAGACGCTGACGAGGCCCAGAAGTGTACCATTCGTACGTCTTATCATAGATGTCAGGGTTAACTTCGGCGATAGCCGCTTCCTGCTCGGAGTGCGGGTCGTCGATAATGAGCACGTCAGCACCCTTACCGGTCACAGCACCGCCGATACCGATAGCGAAATAATCCCCGCCTTTGCTTGTATTCCATCGGCCAGCCGCCTTGGAGTCCGAGGCCAGCGAAAGGTCGGGGAAAATGTTATGGTAAGTCTCTGTATCTACAAGGTTTCTTACCTTACGACCGAAGCCTACCGCAAGCTCTGCCGTGTGCGAGCATTGGATAATCTTCTTATGGGGATACTTGCCGAGGAACCATGCAGGGAGCAGGTAAGAGGCGAACTCCGACTTTGTGTGTCGCGGTGGCATATTAATAATGAGCCGCTTGCACTCACCACGAGCAACACGTTCGAAGGCGTCTGCCATTTTCGCATGATGTCTCCCCCCAATGAATGTCGGCCACACTTCCTTGACGAACCCAAGGAACTTATCGTGAGCAATTTTCTTGGCCTTTAGCTCCTGAAGCTTCTCAAGCTCAGCAAGAATCTTCTCCTGCTCGTGCACGGGCAGTAATGGTAGGATTTTGGGCAGATCAGCTAGGCTAATCTCGTCATTAAGCTTCAAATTAGGACGACCGGGCATACCCATTAGGCTTCTTCGCCCCAATCTTCTTCATTTTCGCCTTCTTCGGGGTCAGTTGGGGTCACGTTGCGCTCATAAACCCCCAATTCCTCGTCGAGGTCTATGCCACTGGGGGTCATATCGATAACATCAGCGTTCAGTAACCGTTTGATTCGCTCCTTGATGGCCGTTTCGAGAGCCTCAGGGCTGTTATAATTGATGTTAATCTCGCTACGCTCAGTGAACAGGGAGATATCTGAGTGTTTGCCCAGCAATTCTAGGGCTTTTAGCTCAAACTTAGTCTCGCCACAGTTGGCAATCTCAAGGAGCTTGTTGGTTAGCGCAGCGCGTACTTCGGTAACGTCGTGTGCGAGGTTGTGTCCATAGGTCTTAATGAACGCCGACGCCGCCAAGGCAGTCGAATAATTCTTAAGTGGGGCCACCTTCTGCTGTTTTATCGCAGCATCAATCAGGGATTTCTCTTGCTGAAGCGTGGCTGGGTCTACTTCCAAGGGAGCGCCAAGGGACTCAAGCAGTTCTGCCGTGTTCGCCGCGACCGTTACTTCGTCCATGAAGGTGTCAAGCCGGTCAGGCTCTGTGCTGAACGGGACCGGGTGGTCCGTGGTAGGTTCTATTTTAACAACGGGCATATGGCGCAGCGTCCGGTTTGAGGGAGCAGAGCTTGCACATACCCCCCTAGCTGTAAGCATGTCAAGGTACCATTGACGGGGGTGTTTCCTGAGCGCCGGGTAGACGGTGTCTAGTTAGAAAAATATAGGGGGTGGGGGGTCTTCGTTTTGGAATGATGACGGGGGGTTTTCCCAGAAAATGCTCATCGAATGTGCATATTATTATGTATAGAGAGAGCGTACGCTCTCTCTACTATCATCGGGGGTCGGGGTAGGGTCGGTAGCAGAAAATTTGACTTTGTCAACCCCTCCCCCTGCCTTTTCTGTGGATAACTATTACCTTACCTGAGTAAGGAAACCGCGCTTGCACCTAGCACAGCACATATTGACACAGTCTAATTCAAAGTCTAGAACAGTCCTTGCAGGCCACTTCCGCGCCTGCTTTTCTAGGAAGACTACACATCATTATGACTAACACACTTACCACAGCGAAACTCATCGGCGCGAACCTCACAGCATCTGAGGCCAGCGAACAACTCAAGGTTGCGGCTAAGGCAGCAACAGAAGGCAAGGCACAGGTTGACACTGGCAGAGCTAAGGGCGCTGCTGCTCTTGCTGTCTTAACGGCTGGCTTCTCATCCAATGAAGTCATGACGCAGGACTGGCAATTCGATATTGTCGGCAATGACGGGCAGGTTAAATACCACGTCGAAACTACTGGCTGGTCTGACCACGGCACAGAAGGCCAAGACTGGCGGTCCGAACCCAAGAAGGCGCAGACTGCTTTCAAGTCTGCCTATGTCTTGCGGTTCCTTGGTGTCGCGGATTGCACTCCCGCTATTTGGACCATGACTACTAAGGCCATTGCTATGGCTAAGGCAATCACAGCCGAAGGCATGACTGCCACGATTGAGAACGGGCAACTCAAGCTGTCGGGCGGCAACACCGAACGCGCCACGGCAATGGCGGCGGCCAAGTCTCTTGCTGCTGTCGCGAAAGCGGCAGAGGGCAAGAAGGGCACAGAGCAGAAGGGGCAAGGTGCCCGCGCTGCTGCTACGCCAGAAGCGGCAGACGATGCCGCAACTTTGGACCCCTTCAAGCTATCCCGCGCTGCTGTCGCGCTGGTCAAGCTACTGGCCAAGGGCGAGGCAGACGTTGGCAATCCGACACTGGAAAACTTCCGCGCTATCGCCAAGCTGGTGACTAGCAATCCAGAGGCCTTCGCAGAGGCCTAACTCCTACTACACAACCTGCAAGGGCTGGCCGCAAGGCTGGCCCTTTTTTTTTGTCTGCGCGCCACGCATCACAGCCCCCGCTATGATAGAAGGGTGGGACGGTAGGCCATGCTACATCTGGATTGCACATAGCGAAGTAGCGGTAGCAATGCGTCTGTTTGCTTACCCGAGTAAGCAAGAGTCATGATAGAAGGGTGGGACGCTAGGCCATTTTGGTAATGTTCGGAAATTCGATTTTGTTCGTTTGTAATGGTAGGTTTTTTTTTTCTTACAAAGCAGGACTAAGCTGGGTTTTTTGTGTAATGGTAGATTGGTAGGAAAATTTTAGGCTTATTTATAATTCTGCTAACTTCAAGACCCTCCTCGCCGATTCTACCAAACCAATGTATGATTGGGGCTATATATATATAAAGGTATTTTTCTTCTAACATTATTACATTACCCCGAATTTCCTCCCGAACCCCGCAGATTCCCGCCATTTTGTTTTGTAAGAAATGTTGGGAGAACAGCCCTGCAATTTCCTCCCGTTCTTACATTAACATTGTATGCTTAGGGCTTGACACTGTATGATTACCCTGCTATGTATAAGGGGTCGGGGCAAGATACGTCCCGCGCAATCGAATTGCTTACCCGAGTAAGCAAATAAACGAGGAGCAAACTAATGACAAAAACACCACGCATCAACGGGCGCAAGTGCCGCCCATATGTCCAAGCCAAAAAGGCGTTCCAAAATTCCAACGGCCAGCTTTACGGCAAGTGGGAGACCCCAAGCCTATATGTCGTCTATTCCTACGGTGAGCATTGGCCATTGTTCATTTGGTCTGAGCGCACCGAGGCATGGTATCAAAACGAGGACAAATTTAGTCCGACAACCACACGCCACCGTAGCTACGCCCACCCATATGAGGAAACGGAATTGCTTAGTTGCTACCGCATGAAGCACGTTATCGAGTCGCACCGTAGCGCATATAGGCATGAGGCTTTAGCGATGAGGCAAGCAGCCGCACTACATGATGTGCAATCCACATTGGGACTAGCAGCGTAGCTGCTACCTTACCCGAGTAAGCAAAGGACAGAGAGATGACATGGAAACAAGTGGCCGAGATATTCGGCTTCCTTAAAGCAGTCACCAAATATTTAGCCGAGATGGCAGAGCGCGGTGACTACCAAGCCGTAGCACTACACAACAGGGTAGTCGCCATCCTTGAAGAACATGATGAGGAACCAGACCAATGACGTATGAAGAAAAACTAGCACTGCGCGAGATGCGCGATGACATGGCTGACGAGGCCGACAAAAAGTTACTGAGCAGGGCCATCAAGCATATGTATGACATAGAGCACAAGCTAACTGCTATTCGCGTATTCGCAAAGGCCATTGACGCTGAAGCTAAGATAAAGGGAGAGGAATAATGGGCTACCGCAGTGACGTAAGGATTGTGTTCTACCTAACACACGGGTGCAGCGACACCATTACCGAAGCCAACGACAATCCGAAACCACTTCTACCCTTCGCTGCGCTCAAGCTGTGGTTCGAGGAGAATTACCCCATCAGGGAAGCCGAGGACTACTGGAGAGCCGAGATTGAGTATGGCGATGAGCATATCCTGCTCAAATACAACGATGTGAAATGGTTCCCAAGCGGTGAGCATGTGCAAGCTGTCGAGGGCGTGTTCGAAAAGTTCGCCGATACATTTAACAGCCACGGGCGTGACCACCGCGCACAATATGAGATTGTGCGTATCGGTGAGAATGACGATGACATCGAGCGGGATTGCAGCGACTTTGCTGACCATCGCCTATACGTTGTCCGCGATATAATCTTTGAGTGAGGGAGAGACCAATGGGACGTAAAAACGCTTTCCGCACTGTGCAGGACTTACTCATAAGCAGTGACGCCGTGACATTGGGCAACGCTGTGCATAGCGAGGGCTATCTTTACGAGGATAGCATGGCCAACCTTATGACGCTGCGTGACCTAGAGCCTCACATCCGTGAGCTTGTGGATATTTGCGTAGCGTCAGGCATCGAGTGCGACGCTTTGTATCAGATTATCAGAATCATGGGAGAAGACTAATGGACAAGACCAACATGAGCAGCAAAATGTATGCCGCCCTTCTGCTACGCAAGTATGACCAGCTACGCAGGGAGCTACGCACCACCGAGATAGAGCTAAGCAAGGCGGTGACTACCTATGGACGGGAGACCGGACATTGGGGCTTGAGCAAAGACCACTTCCGCATCCAGCTTGATAACGAGGAGCGCATCCGACTTGAGGACGCAGCCGAGCGTAACGCATGGGAGAGGGCACATGCTTAATTCGTTCTTACATGTGTTGGCCGAGGCGTTCTTCATCAGCGTGGGCATCTTCGCAATCTGGGCAATCCACGCAACATTCAAGGGGAAGTGAGATGTTTTGGATTAGGTGGAAAATGTCAGTCTGGATTTGGTGGTTGTGGCTCAAAGTCACGCCCGACTGCACAGGCAAAGAAGATATTGTGAGGGCGGTAGCAGGGGCAACAGTCCGAAACCTAAAGGGAGAGAACCAATGACCACACCAACCAAAGACCGTAACTACTACCGCGCCATGTCGCACAACGAGCTACGCGAACAAGCCAAGTATGGCGTCGATGTGGATTGGAAGGAGCTTGCCATCGCGTTGACCGAGCGGCTCGATACAATCCGGCGTGAGGTATATGACGAGCTAGACACTTGACACTGTATACCTACGCTGCTATACAGTAAGGGACGGGGGGTGGTCGGACTCCCTCCGCCTATGGCGGTAAAGGTAAGCCTCGCTGATTGGCAGGAAACCACCGACTACCTTACCCAAGTAAGCAAACATCATCGGGAGCAAAACGATGACACCAGAACGTAAGCTAAAGAAAGCCAAGATTGACGTCATGCGCTCGACGCTGGCCGGACTGCGTATGTGGTCAGGCGTCATGTCAATCGGCAAGACTACCATATGCGACAAGACCCCAACGGCATATACCAATGGCCGTGACGAGGTGTATGGCCGAGCCTTTATCGAGGCGCTGCCTGTGCCACAGGTGAGTTTCGTATGCCTACATGAGGCAGTGCACAAAGGACTGCGCCACCTTACTACATGGCGCAAGCTATTCGAGAAGAACCCGCGAATCGCAAACATCGCTTGTGACTACGTTGTTAACCGTATCATCGTAAAGGCTGACCCTAACGAAACAGTCGTTCAGTTCCCGCGCAACCCAGACGGTAGCCGGATGGGCCTGTATGACATCAAGTATGATGGCATGTCCGCTGTCCAAATCTTTCGTGACATCGAGCAAGAGGAAGAACAGACGGGCAAGCAACACGGTGGTGGCGGTGGCGGCGAGGGCTTCGACGAGCATGGCTGGGACGATGCACAAGAGCTACCCAAGGATGAGCAGGACGCACTCCAGAAGGAGATTGACCACGCCATGCGCCGAGGTGAGGCCGAGGCCAAGCGTTGCGGTGCTGGCAAGGGTGACATCCCTGCCGAGGTGGGCCAGCTACTGCGTCCGCAGATTGACTGGAAGACTGCGCTGCGTGAGTTCATCACGCAGAATTGCACGGCCAAGGACGATAGCACCTATCGACGCCTCAACCGTAGGTTCCATGCGCTTGACCTTATCATGCCGACTACGTTCGGGGAGAACATTGGGCGTATCGTAGCAGGTGCAGACCTGTCCGGCTCGATGTGGTCCGGTGACCCGTCACCCATGCGTAAGATACTGAGCGAGTTCGTCGGTATCCTGCACCAAGTAAACCCAGAGCATGTGGACCTGTTGTATTGGGATTCGCATGTGACGGGCCATGAGGAATATAAGCGCGGTGACTATGAGAGCATCGCCAATGCTATGCGGCCCAAGGGTGGCGGTGGGACAACCCCATCGTGCGTCCCCGCATATCTTAAAGAGAAGGACATCAAGCCTGACTGCATCATCATGCTGACAGACGGGCATGTGTTCAATGACTGGGGCAGCAACTGGCCAGCCCCTGTCCTGTGGGTAATCGTCGAGAACCCAACCGTTACGGCAGGTATCGGCAAGACCGTGCATGTCGATTAATTACCTTACCCAAGTAAGCAAAAACCAAGGAGCAAACTAATGAGCACTATTGACTTTACCAATCGCGTATCGCTGCAAGAAGCAGCACAACTTATCGCCGCTATCGGCACAACCAACACCATCCTACTCAAGGGTGAGAAGGGTATCGGCAAGTCTTCGATTATGAAGATGCTGCCTGAGTATCTTGGCCCCGAGTATGAGTATGCCTACTTTGATATGGGCAACAAGTCAGAGGGCGATGCTGCCATCCCGTTCCCCGACAAGGAGCGCAAGGTGATGGAGTTCTTCATCAACACATCGCTCAAGCTGCACACTGGCCGACCCGTTGTCATTATGCTTGACGAGTTCGGCAAAGCGCCGCGCTCTATCCAGAACATGATGCACACCCTACTTGAGGTGGACAACAAGCGCATCCAAGATACCTTCCTACCCAAGGGCAGTATCGTCTTCCTTACTACTAACCTAGCAGAGGAAGGGTTGGGCGATGTTATGCTTGACCACAGCCTTGACCGACTGACGGTGGTTGAGGTCCGCAAGGCCAACGCAGACGAGTGGAAGCCTTGGGCCGCAGAGAACAACATTCATCCTGCCATGATTGCGTGGGTTAACCAGACCCCGACTGTGCTGGCATCGTTCCGTGATGATGACTTCGACCAAGACAACCCATACGTCTACAACCCTAAGCGAGTGCAGGGTAAGTTCATAACACCACGTTCGCTTGAGCTTGGCTCCAACGTCATGTGGCAGCGTGACAAGATTAGCCAGAACGCCCTAGTCTGTGCGCTTGTGGGGACCATCGGCACGGTGGGTGCAAACGACATCGCATCCTTCCTTGCTTTCCAAGATGAGATACCTACTCGCGAGAGCATCGTTAATTCCCCGGAGTCGGCTAATATCCCTACGTCAGCAGGTGCAACGATTACCCTGCTGTTCAACCTTGAACGTGCGGTGGACAGCGAGACCATCACGCCCATCATGAAATACATCCGCCGACTGGATGAGGAGCACCAAGCTGTGTTCTGCACGGCACTGGCACGGTCCAAGTCTAAGCAGAAGATTGCTTTCACCAACAAGGCGTTCACCGACTGGGCGCGTGACAACCAAGACATTCTCTAAGGAGCAAACCAATGACCATTTCAAATGCAGCAATGCTGACCGAGCTTAACATATCCGTATGGACGGCCAACAAAATCGACAAGGACGCAAGTCGCAAGGTGGCTGACGATAACAACGCAGCCGCAGATTCGGGGCACTTCCGTAAGAACCTGATGGCTGGCAGCACCCTTCGCAAGGACATCGCTGACTACGCCGCTGGCTGTCGCCTGTGGCACAACACACGCACGATGCCTTGGGCTGACCGAGGGCCGCGCCTGTTACCTACGTCACTGTTCTTCGACTACAAGGTCGAGGCCAATGCACGGGAGACATACTTCAACAACAAGGTGAGCGAGTTCCTACTCGCCTACCCACGACTGGTTCAGACTGCACAAAACTACCTTGGCGACCTGTTCAACCGTGATGACTACCCGCACCCTGATGAGGTTGCATCCAAGTTCGGCTTCCGTCTTGTGTTCTCACCTGTGCCAGATGCAGGCGACTTCCGTCTAGACCTACCAAAGCAGGAGCTAGACGCGATGCGCTTGCAGTATGAAGCCCATGCCAACGAGCGCGTCGAAGCTGCGATGCAGGAGCAATGGGGCAAGCTGCGCGACATGGTGTTCCGTATGTCAGAGAAGCTGACCGAACCAGATGACGGGGACGAGGACAAGCGCCGCTGGCACGATACGTTCCTGACCAACGCGCAAGAGATGTGCGGTATGCTGACCCACCTGAACATCACTCGTGACCCTACGCTAGAAGAAGCAAGGCGTGGACTGGAGCGTGCCATCGCTGGCGTGGACATCGATGACATCAAGGGCAGCGAGGACACCCGCACCGATGTGAAGGGGAAGCTGGATGACATCCTCAAACAATACGAGTGGTGAGCATCAGATATACGAGGTGGCGGCATGGGGTTACGGGGAGACAAAATACTTCTCCGTATATTGGACGCATGGCGGCAACGGCTTGAAATATGTGTTCCCCAACATCGTGGCTCGTGACGAGCTAGAGGCATACACCATCGGATTACAGAAATTAAAAGAAGGAGCAGACTAATGTTTATCGACGACATGAAGAACCGTTACACCTACCTCAATAGCATGAAGAACATTGTGCACGAGGAATCACTCGAAAGGCCAGAGCGTCCTAGCCTTTCTATCATATTGCACCCAGACTTAGAGCCAATCTTTGACAAGCTGATGCGTGAGCGCCCGACATGGCGGTTCAAGTCCAGCGAGTTAATTTATAGCAACACCGCTACCCCTTCGACTGTCGCAGTTACAAAGTTCAAAATCTATGACGGGGATGAGGAGCTTGGGCAGTTATGGAGAGAGACCCACTGGCGTGACCAAGAGGTGCGCTATTGCTTCAACAACTTCCGGCTACACAAAGAGCGGCAGCGCAACAGTCAGAGCTACACAACCAAGCCAGATGTGGCAGTCAAGCGTATCGTCAAGGCGTTCCATATGAAGACCCCATCCGAACGGGCTGTTGACGCGCACGAGGCTGTCCGGACTACTGTGAACAACGTAGTGCAGGAAGTAGCATGGCCAGTGCGTAAGGCAAAAGCACTTATCGAGCAGGAGTTATTTGTCTACGCAGCGAACCACTGGGATGAGGTCAAGCACATGCTTAGCGACAAGGGCAGTGCAATAGACCTACCCAATCTGGTGCAAGCCCATAACGAGATGATGCTAATGCAGGAGGCGGTGAGCCAAGGTAATGGTGTCAACGTGCAGCTTGAACCCAACGGCACATACT